TCTTAATGGAGATTTAGACAAGGCTCCCATCATAAATAGTCTAATTTTATATTGATACGATCTGGTCGGAAATATTACTTCATGTTCTGGTTTATTTTGTATTTTTGCTAATTTTCTTTTACGTGCATTAACTAAAGCATCTTTATGTTCTTTAGTGAACTTTACACCTTTTTTAACTTTTGATATATTTCGCCCCCAGGTTATTTTTCTCCCAGGCTTAGATGTATTATAAATTCCCAAGTTAGCTGCGCATCTGCGACATAGCTGATGCCGCCTGCTCCAGCGAACGAAACGACGACCATGGTCGCATTCGACTTCTACTTTTATATTAGAGTTTTGTTTCAGCTGATCAACTGAAACAAGTGAACCTCTATAATTAACATGTGTAGTTATAAGTCGATTCATAACATGACTATATCATGAATTATCCCTAAGCATGATTATGTAAATTTATGTTTCTAAGTTGGATTATCGATAGATCCGATAACTGTCGTCTTGATCAGAAGTGACAAACTCGCTTTCCTTCATATCTTTAAAGAAGCTGTGCTCACGTAACTTAGCTAGAGCACTTTTTTCTATCTTTTTTACTGTATCAACTGAAATATTAAGAAAAGCTGCTAACTCTATATCCGAGACCGGCTTATCTTGCGCGAATTCAGCAATATACTTAAAGAAACAATAGTGGGCCAACTGATGGTCTACAGCCCAAGGACACCCTGGCAGCATAGACTCTTCTTGTTCAGTTAGTTCACGACCAGCGTTTCTTATTGCTTTTAATCTAAGAACAGCTAGAGGACACCAGGTGTCGGGCATATCAGTAAGCCGTCTTGGACATCTCTTGTCCATCTTGCATTTTAATGTCTTGCTCATATTAGTGAGTAGCTTCCGGTGCTTCTTGTGTTTGATCTACTACTTTTGGTTTTTTAATCGACAATAGCTCGACTTCGTGCTGTAAACCGTTAAGTGTAACTGTGATTTTTTCACCTACTTTTTTATCGATGAGCTGTTTAATAAGGTCAGGAACGCCAGATTCGCTGAGCTTAATACGCGACCTAAAAATACCTTTATCTTGACCAACATCATCTTTAGCAACAGAAGTAATAATAATAGTGCTATCTTCTGTCACAATGTCTGCTGTCTCAAGGTTTTCTCGTACATCTGCTTTAGCAGCAGCCTCTTCAAAATCTTTTAAACGCTGCTCATTAACAATCTTATCTAGAGCCTCTACATCTAAATTGAGGTACTTTTGGAGTGCAGCATACTTGTACTGCAAGTCGTAGAGCTGATTAATAGCGTTACCCAAATCCTCTCCAATCGATTTAATGTTCTGCATCAACTGCTGAATCATCATCTGAGAGATTCTAATAGACATCTGTAAATTTTGCAGTTCAGTATCTGTCTTTCTTTGCTGCTCTTTTTTAGAAGGTTGCGGAGGAACTCGAAAGCCGTTTTTCATCTTAATTTTCTCCTTTATCTATTGCTCTTTTATACATCGTTTTATAAAACTTTACTTCTTCTTGAGTTAAAGAAAGTTCTTGTGAAGAGTCACCAAAAAATTTTCTAAGCTTATCATTTAGAAAACCTCTGATGTCGTTCTCAAGCTCATCATATATAGGTCCCTTTAACTTTAAAATACGTTTTAAAAGGATATTGTTGATAGCGTTAGCCTTTTCTAATTTAAGCTGCTCTGGTGTTTTTCTAGGTATATGCTTTGCGTATATAGGGTTAACTGGCTCAGATATGTTAACTTCTTGAACTGTAGTTGTGTCGTCCGAGGGTGTAACCGTAGTGGTTGTAGATTCTTGATTGTTGTATTTTTCTGTTTCTGGAAATTTTTTAATAAACTGCTGTAAGGTAATCGACTCAAAACCATACTTATATGCAAGTTGAGAATATAGCGACCTAGCTTTTACAAACTGTGCTTTATTAAGTGGCTCTTTATTATCAACGCAGCGTTTCCAATGTGCTTCCACGTTAGGATCATTCATCCAGATTCGTCTAACACCTACAGATTCTTCTATCTCACGAATAGCATCTATGTCTTCTTCAGAAAGAAGAGGCTTTCTGCCGTAAACATTTGGCCACACTAACTCGCCGTAATGAGTTCTATCAAGAACAATGTCTCTTGTAGAAGCAGCTGAAATAAGGTTAACCATCTCTTGCAGGTACTGATCACTGGTAGTGCCTTTAGGTGGAGCAGATAAGTGAATTACTTCGTAGCCATGCTCGTGTTGGAAAAATTTGGCAACAGTAGATTTTCCTGTACAGTCAAGTCCTTCCAACAGAATTAATGCCATTACTGTCTCCTATCTCCCTTGCTTCTATTATCTTTGGCCCACATTGGCTGCAAGTTCGTTAAAGTCCAAGAATCCTTAGTTCCTGATCTTGAATTGAATTATACTTAAATAAACTATCTAGAGTTAATGATCTATTTTCCAACCGTTTATACCATAATTTTCCCAGGTCATACCTGGTTCAAATTAATCTTTGTTTTAGTCTAGTAGTTAAATTAGCTTTCATGGCTTGTCTAATGCGCTTTTGTTCTGGGACATAATAAATTCTATTTTTAACCTTACAATCAGGACAAACTCTTAATGCGTCCTTATGGGTTTGGTATCCTCTGTCTTTACCGCACTGTAAACATAACGTTTTGTATTTTCTTCTAATACTTCCGGGTGGAGATTTCGATTTTACATTATCGAAATCTACATTAGAAAAACTATTTTTTCTAAATTTAGACCTATCTTTGTGAGGCTTCCTAATTATTTTCTTCATTTGGCGATTGAATCAAAATAAAGGACAGATCTATACCTTTATTATACAAAAAACGGGTGGAACTTGGTGATAGAATTTACGACCATAGATTCGTCGATAATCTTTAATCTAAAAAGCACTTTTATGAGCTTTATGTAAACAAAATAACACTCTTCGCCTATAACTTCATCGTTATATATATAAAGCTTAGTTCACATATTATTCCTGCTCATCTAACTTATTAATTGGATTAGCAATGACCTTACCACCAATATTTGTAGCCTTAGATGCGCCAAACTGCTTAGCTGAATCCCTTAAAACATTTCCGTGTTGAACTGCATTTGCTGCAGAAGCTGCTTCAAGTCGCTCCATTTCCATTTGATGCTTTTCTTCTTTTCTGTTATGTTCAGCAACAGCATGTCCATGCTGCTCTTGCTTCATCTGCATCTCTAGTTGCTGCTGCTGAGCCTGAGCCTGAGCTTGAGCTTTCATTTGCTCTTTTTGCTCTTTAGAGTTTTCAATAGCAAGAACAGTTTGCTGCCACGCCATGAAAGCTTGATCACCAGGAATATATTGGAGTTCTTTGCGTTGTGTAGCGCCCTTATCACCAAAGAAAATTTCTCTAATTTCACCCCTAGTATAGTTCTTTTCAACTAACGCCCAGAAAGCTTGATTAAGAGGTAAGTTTGCTGCAGGTGTATCTAATTTCTGTTTTTGAGCCTGAACAAGGAGATCGTTCATTGACTTCCAAACGGTCATTTCAGCCTGCATCTGAGAGATCTCAGTTTGAGCAGTTTCATCTGTGTAACCAGTAAATACAAACTTGTACTTGTTGCCAAAAGATTTATCAATTGCAGGTAAAATTTCACTGTTTATTAGATCTTCAACGAACATAAGAATTGGATATAAGCCTCTCTCGCGAGAGTAGGCGATCTTATACTCATTGTTTGCTTGCTGCATTGGGCTTCGACCGGTAGCAGAAGCAAGATACTCTAACCCTAACTCAATAGGATCAATTTGAAACATCGAGCAGATTATGCGCATTAAGTGGTTATTAAAGTTGATGTATTCCATCTCCTTCGCAGAACCAGACATTGGAACCCACTGAACTTCCTCAAGACCCGCTACAATCGGTGTTCTCCACGCATGATGTTGTCCAGAAATAGCATTGTAGAATTGTCTTCTAAAATTCATCAACTGCGACTGCGTAACTGTACCTTTTAAGTGTAATACGCCACGAGCTGCATAACCGTGAGTAAAAAAGTTAGCATTATAGTTTTCTACGTTTAAATGGTTAGTGATATTAATAATTGCCAGCTCAAGTGGCGAGTAGCAGTAACCATTAGAGTCAGAAAAGTTTTGAGGATTAAATAGTTTAAAGATTAGGTCTTCATCGCCAAAGTGAGCCAATGGTTGCATATTATAAGACATCTGAACGTACTTATAGTAATCAATTGGTACCTCGTTAACCTCTTGATCTTTTTTAGGATCGTTATCGCCGAGTGGTTGACCAAAAGTCTGCTTAGCATTCTTTTGTGCATTTTTGATCTGATCTTTAGAGAGTCTCTTGTTAATCAGATAAACAGATTCTGCCGGAAGGGGACGAAATCTATGTAATCCGCCACCTCTTGTTTTGACTTTCTCGATAGCAACATGTCCAAAAGTTAAAGCGTCTCTTGTAATAAGTTTTAAGAACTCTCCAAACAGAATTCGTTCGTCAGCTGGTGTTCCTTCTTTACGGCCGCAATTATAAATAAAATCTTCAATGGCTGAAATTTCGCTAAGTTCATCTTGAGTATATTCTGAATTTTTCTCTCTCTTGACGACCCTGAAACCCATCTCAAATCGTCTATGTTCTGGTCGAGAGAATCTTAAAAGGGTATCAACACGTGCCTGAATAATAGCAGAAACAAGCCAGTCCCTAATAGAGACTTCTTTAAGCATCCTATTACTAAGACGCGACATTTTAGTTTTATAGTTAATCTGAGAAGTTAAATTTTCAAAATAGGGATCGTCGATGATCGCTTTTCGACCGATCTGAGTAGACGCATCATGATTTTCTGGGCTGTCAGGCAATGTGTCAGCAGTATAAGCTCCTCTAACTGGAGCGGGAGCATTAGTACCTTCAGTGGTAATACCGTCGGCCTTTAATAGCTCATCTATTTCACCTTTTATTTGCTTTTTAAACCAATTATCCCAGAATGCCATATAACTCTATTCTACCTTATTGCTCTTTGAGATATTGTCTTGCCACCATAAAGGTTACAAGTTACTATAGTGACATGCTCTCTTAATATCTTCTTTATTAGTTAAATCAAAGCTACTTAGTGGCTTTATATGGTCAATATGCCAACCAAATTGACCATAGTTGTCCCAAGACATACCTGGTTGAAATTTAGATTCCAGATAAGTCTTAAACTCTTGAAGAGAACACCCTAAAAATGCTATGGCAATTTTAGAAGATTCCTGCTTTAATAATTTTCCAAGCCTCTGTCTAAGATTTTTTTGAAGCTTAAAAATTGGATCTGTTTTTGATTTTTTTAGTCTATATTTAACAACATTGGCCATAACTTGGTCTCTATTTTCTTTATAGTGTTTTCTTGAATAAGAAATAACCTTATCTTGATTTTTTATATACAAATCTTTTTTTATTTTGCTTATTTTATTTTTGTTTTTAGATCTATATTGCTTTGAATAAGAATATTGGCACGCCTTGCGCACATATGCTAAGCCATCAAGTGTCCTATGGTTTTTATAAAAATCAAAATTATTACGATAACTTAGACAAGTTGGACATTGTTTCATTTGGTAATTTTATCACACTAATTAATTAGAAGGACCAAATGAAACCCGAATTTCCACTTGAATTGCCTTCATCGTCACCATCATCTAGTTCTTTCTTAGTACCTATTTTTCCTAGTTTAGATACATCCTCTTCATTTTGATTTAATTGGATACCATTTACTGCAGCAAACTCTGCTGCGGTCGGAGTCCTATGAAACAAACCCTGATTGTCGGTCAGACCATGCATATTGTCATATTCTAGGCCGCCACCCAATATAATGTTAGTTTTACCTAACAGTAATGTTAGCGGATATCTCAAGGCGTCAAGCCAGTGGTCGTTTTCCGAATCTGGATCATCTGTAACCATGCCGGCCGCATCTAACTTATAGTGATATAGACCAAATTCAGTGATTATATGCTGACAAGTGTCCTTATTCAAAAACAGCTTAGCATCAGTAGATCCAGGAACCTTCAATAACTTTTTAATTATCTGAATTCCAGCCATAATCTGTTCTTTCTTAGCTGTACTAGATACTGGTAAACCAGCCTTCTGCATCTCTTGGATTGCACCTTGGTCTGCTTGATCTGGTACATATAGCTGAACTCTATACATATTGTGGTATTTAGTCTTGATGTGATGTATCCATGCGGGCGTCGAGATGTGAGTCATACCGTCTGTACGAACTACATAAATATTATCTCGCTTATCTATAAAGAAGAACACGACAGTATTTGGAGAAGAGAATCCCCAGTCAATTCCAGCGTAGCAAGGAAGCTGTAGCTCGTGGCATTTCTTAACGAATATATCGTGAGTGCAGTGACCTGGAAATTCCTTACCAGTTAAAATAAACCACATCTCGTTCCAGGTTTTAACGTGAATTTTTTCATCAAACTCTCTGTAAATAATTCCTTCAACAGAGGGTTTTAAGTTCATTAACTGAGCAAGAGCCCAATCAGAACCCTCTGATCTAACTTTTTGAATAAGCTCATCTAACGTCTTTAACATAGGAGACTGAGATGTCTGTTTTTTAGCATCAGTTAGGCATATAGAGAAGAGCGGGCATCTAGCGCAGCCCTCGTAACCCTTATAATAAACATACTCTTTCTGCTTGTTCTTGTCTCGTTTGTCGAAGTCTTCTTTAGTTAAGACTTCCATCTTGTCTTGGTTTACGTACAGATCGATCTCTCTTGTTCCAGATCTCTCGTCGCTGCATCGCTCAGTAAACTCAAAAGCTGTCCACCTACGAACTGTTCTGTTCTCTACGTGTGCGTTCTCGATTTGCTTATTCATCAAGCCGTACCGAGACTTACGAGTGGAAATACCAACCCTAAGTGCTATCTTTCCACCCTTTGAGTCTAACATACCCGAAATCTCTTTGAATGCCTTTAAACCTTCACCAGAAACCGTATCGATCTCATCGACTACAACTAGAGGAACGTGAGGACCGTTGCAGGCCTTAAGCGTGCAGGGAAGAACTTCTAGCGTAATCTTGTCGCCGCCAATATTAAATAAAGACTTAGACATGTTGGCTTTCTCTAAGATTCTTTGTTCTTCTGGGATATCAGGTGGCATGACAAGAGGTTTTAACTTGCGATTATATAGAAAACTCTTTTGATATGCATAACATCGTTCAGCTTGGTTTTGAATAGCTCCTACGTGAACAACGTCACGCTTGTCATGCAACAAGATCATAAGTTCAGCAATAGCCATTCCAAGCGTCTTACCAGAACCACGACCAGCAACAAAAAGTAGTTCTTTTATGTTTTCTGGGTTATTGCGGTTAACACATATATCATAGACTTCAAATATAACATCAAGCGGATTAGTGTCGCTGTATCGAGAAACAGTAACATCAGGCAACTCTAAATTAAGAAAATATTTAATCCAGGCCTTAACTTCTGCCCTTGTTTTGCATGGAGTTAGAAGTAGCTTTCTTTCTTGATCTATAGAAAGCTTTATATTTTTAGATTTCTTTGCCATGACATCTTCCTAAATTTTCATACCACTATAGTGGTCTCAAATTCGTATAATTGCATGCAATTTTTAAGCTATCTTCTGTAGATAAATCCAACGTAACTAGCGGCCTAATATGATCTATGTGCCAACCATACTTTCCATAGTTCCAGGTCACACCTAGCTTAAATTGACTTTCCAGGTGTTTTTTAAGTTCTTCTATTGAGCAGCCTAAATTATCAATTGCACTGCCGCCAATTACTGCAGAATACAGTTTATTCCTTAAACGATTAGCTAACCTATAGTTTAAATCAATAGCTTCTCTTTTTCTTTTTCGCTCAACAAGTTTATGCTTATTATTTTTATTAAAATCTGAACAAGTCTTGTTTTCTTTTTCGTGATTATTAGGATAATATTGCTTGTAGTGAGCAGAATATAAGCCTTTTGTTAAAGATAGTCCTGAACACAAGATGCAACTACCAACATTGGTGTTTTTTCGCCTCATATTACTCAACTTTTCCGATAGCAGGCGGCAATGTTTCTACAACATCCAGAATAGATGCATTATTGCTGTGATCTTCTGGTTCTTCTAATTCTTTACGTTTATTGTTTGATGTTAACGCATCAAACATTGGAGATTTATCTTTACCTTTTGATCCAGAACTTGTAGTAGCCCCAGCTACTATCTTATATAACGTTTCAGCGACATCTTTATATTCTTTGATATTTGTGATACGCATCTGTGGTTTTGGGTTATTTATTGGATCTTGAGTGTATTTAATCATAACTTCTAGATGTTCAGCATTAGTAACCGACATCATTGTTGTAAGAAAGTCAACTTGTTCTAGAACTGATTTTACGACTTTAGCTCGGACTCTATCTTGAAGAGTGTGAAGCATCTTGTCTCGATCTTTAGCCCAGCCTCTTAAAGCTGCAGTTAAAGCAATCTGACCAATAGGATACTGCGGGAACTGTTGGGCAATTTTAGTGATTGAATCGCCTAGAAGGTACATCTCATATAATCTAGCTGCCTCTAGCTCTTTTAAAGCTCCAGCGGTTTTATGCTTTCTAAGCCACTTTACAGCTAACTTTATTTCTTCTTCGCTAAGACCGTATTTTTCTTCGTCTGTTAGATTTTTCTTGAGTGCCATATTTGCTCCAACACTCATTATACCTGATTGTCGCTATCGATTGCCTGATACGCACTTGACTGATACCTTTTACTTCAGCAATTTTATCAACTGGTAGCCCAAGCATAGATAAACATATCAAACTTCGCTCGAACTCAGTAAAATTTTCTAATAAATTAATTAGATTTTCTGATGGGGGATTGTTAATTAAGAACCAGATGTTTTTCTTTAACTCTATGTCGTCAGAGTATTCAAGCTTAAGTTTATCTAAATGATAAGCAAAAGATTCAACAGGATTTCCACTTAAGTGGAAAATCCAAAGCTCTTGTCTTAAGTCTTCGTCGTTAGTCAGACAGTTTATTAAGCTGTTGACCCGATCCGCCGGTTTCATTTTGCTCTCCAAGCTCTTCCACATAAGTTTCGAAGTCAACAGTTTTTACGGTAGCAGACCATCTTGGTCCACAAAAATCCTTAACAAACTTATTAAGGATCTCATAGAAGTCTAAAGATCCTTCTTTTCGAAGCATTCTTCTAAATCTCCACAACCCGAGCAAACTATCAG